TTACGATGAGTGCGGTAAAAAGAAACCAATAGAACTGTGGGGGGTTTAAATGAAAAAACTACCTTGCTTAACTACCAGCGAAGTCAATGCAGCAATAGGGCTTACGCTTACAAGTAAATTTATTATCGACAAGCTAAAAGTTGAACCTGTGCACTACACAAGCACAAGCTATCTTTGGGGAGACGTCGACGAGATCCGTGTCAGACTAGCTAAATACTTAGTTGATTCTTTGGGAAAAACACGTGCCTAATTTTACTTGGTCATACTCATCCATCGGGCTGTTTGATCAATGCCCTAAAAAGTATTACCACTTGCGGGTTGCAAAAGATGTTGTTGAGCCTGAGACTGAGCATTTGACCTATGGCAAGATGGTGCATGAAGCTGCTGAAAAATACATAAGAGACGGCGTGCCGGTACCTGAGAAGTTCTCATTTATTGTTCCAGTATTGGATATTCTTAAAGAAATCCCGGGAAAAAAGTTATGTGAACACAAGATGGGTTTGACTGAGGATTTAGAGCCATGTGGGTTCTTTGACAAAAGCGTTTGGTTCAGAGGTGTAGCCGACCTACTTATTATCCAAGACGATTTAGCACACATTGTTGATTACAAAACAGGTAAGTCAGCGCAGTATGCAGACGTCAAACAGTTAGAGCTAATGGCGCTCGCTGTATTTAAACACTTCCCATTGGTTGAGCGTGTTAAAGCAGGACTTGCATTTTTAGTTAGCGAAGACTTTGTAAAAGCCCACTACATAAAACACGATGCTCCTGAGAAGTGGTTAACATGGATTCAACAAACAGATAAATTAGCCGCAGCACATGATAACGATGTATGGAACGCAAAGCCAAACTTCACATGCAGAAAGTTTTGCCCAGTAAAAAATTGTGAACACAATGGAAAAGGACACTACAGATGAAAAACGGATGGAACTTTAAATGCAACGTATCAACAATCATAATTGATGTTGATGGACGTATTGGTTACCTGCATTTACCCGAATTAAATTATCCCGATATGTCTTGTACTATAGAAAATTTTACCTCAGCCGACCCTGAAATAGAAATGATACAGACTATAGTAAATGGTGAGCATGATGTTAGATACATAAAAACTAAAGAAGGGTGGGTTTGTCAATGATCGGTGATGACGATTTAAGAGATTGCTTTGCAATGTTTGCAATGCTTGGATGGACGATGAATGGGGACTACACCAAAGGCGAAATACCCCGTATGTCCTATGACTTAGCCGACGCTATGATGGAAGCACGTAATAGACAAGAACCTGAAGTTGGGATTGTTGCCGCTAAAACAAGGAGAAGAAAATGAACTACGTAATTGGTATGTTACTTGGAGTTATTTTAGTCTTAAGTATGATATGCAGCGGCGCCGTTTGTAGGTAAAAAATGATAGTCACAATACTTAATATGTTTGCACTATTCGTAGCTACCTGTGCGGTGCTTATCTTTGCCGTGGTCTTTGCGTTCTTCCTGTTCATTATGTATGCCTGTATATACGTTGGTTGGAGAGAGATCAAAGGGATGCCGTTGTCTGAGCTATGGGAGAAGATTCAGAAATGAAAAAAGTGAGCATACGCACAGTTGAAAATACTATTGGTCTAGCACGTAGTGTCGCTGATGGAACAACCAAATTTCCTTTTATGGGCTATTGCGCAGACTTGATGGAAAAAATGCTTGAAGAAATTAAAGAACTAAGAAAGGCACAAGAGAAATGACATTTCTAGTAGCCAACATCCCGCCAGTAAAGTGTTTTGTGCGTAAAGAGTTTCTTTACAACCACGAGAAGGGTCATGGGGGATTAGAGCCATGCGTATGGATGACTGCCAAGGCAATCAAGGGTCAGGCGTTTCGTATTGAGTCGATGCTGACAAACTACGGGGCGTTGTACGACAAGCTACCGATTAGTGCGTATGTGTGGAAAGAAGTAGCCGAGCCACTACCCCTAGACTTCCTACAGATATGGGACTGCCTATCGTATGATATGGCGGTGATCGAGAAGTCCAATCTGCGTGGACTCAAGGTTAAGTTCTTTGGTAAGGACAAACAGTTTCACTTTGGCAACTACCTGTTCACCATTGACTTTGCATCGCCCGAAGCCAACAGACTAGATACCAGCTTTAGTGAAGGGGTTGAGGAGCATAAGTCGTATAACTTTATACGCCTAGATAACGGACAGTTTGCTTGCCAACCGAACAACCGATGCCTTTGGTATGACGTGTCGCTTGTGCCAGCAGTATTAAAGACTCCCGATTTTAAGATACCTACCGAGGTATATAGCGTTGAGAACCACGCTAAGTGGAGTGCTAAAGATGAATGGTTCTACAACTTTGAAGAGATAAAAAATGATTGAGCCAATCCCTTTTGCTGGCTGGGTAGATATACCTAATGACATAGATGAAACCCTTAAATTATTGACTGGAACAGACCTTAAAAACATGCCAAAATACATAGTATTAGGTGATGGCGCCGTGTATTTTTACCGTAAAGAGGAGCAACGATATGCCTTATGTGAACAAACCCCGTCCCTACAAGAAGGAGTATCAACAACAATTAACCCGCAAGGAACAGGGGACACGGAATGCACGTGATCGAGCTAGGTATGCTGTTGATAAAGCTGGTGTTGATAAAAATAGAAACGGTAAAGCTGATGCTCGTGAAGGCAAAGACATTGAACATATTAAGCCTTTATCTAAAGGTGGTACCAATAGCCGTAAAAATATCCGCATAGAAACGCCAAGCCAAAATAGATCATTTAGCCGAAACTCAGACCATACAGTAAAAGTAAACAAAGCCAAACGTAAACATGGAAATACTAAATAACAAAGCTATAGTAATTACTACAAGAAGACCTAACCTTGTAATTGAGTGCATAAAGAAAAGCGAAATTATTGAAACCAACGGCGACTTGCATAAGGTTGCCGTGCATTGGGGTTTGGATGAAGCACGGGCTTTAAATAAACTTAATATTAAAAAAGTACCATCCCCAATATTGCGTGATTACAAGTGGCCCGGTTTACATAAACCAATGGAGCATCAAAAAGATACAGCTAATTTTCTTACATTAAATCAAAGAGCATTTTGTTTTAACGAACAAGGCACTGGTAAGACCGCAGCAGCTATATGGGCTGCAGACTATTTGATGGAACAAAAACATGTGTATCGTGTGCTCATTGTATGTCCTTTATCTATTATGCAATCAGCGTGGCAAGCCGATTTATTTAAATTTGCAATGCACCGCAAGGTAGGTATAGCTTATGGTGATAGGCATAAACGCAAAGCAATTATTGAGAGCGATGCGGAGTTTGTCATTATTAATTATGACGGTGTAGAAATTGTATCCAACGATATTGCAAAACAAAACTTTGACTTAATAATTATTGACGAAGCCAATGCGTACAAAACAATAACAACTAATCGCTGGAGAACCATGAACCACATAATGACGCCACGCACATGGGTATGGATGATGACTGGTACACCAGCAGCACAAAGTCCAACAGATGCTTTTGGGTTAGGTAAACTAATAGTCCCACAAAATGTACCTAGATTTTTTGGGGCATTTAGGGATCAAACTATGATAAACATCAGCAAATTTAAATGGCTACCAAAACCTGACGCAGATCAAACTGTATTTAACGCTCTTCAACCCGCAATCAGATTTAGAAAAGAAGATTGCTTAGACTTGCCGGAGGTTACACATGTTTTTCGGGACGCCCCCCTTACTACGCAACAGGAGAAATACTACAAAACGCTCAAAGACGAGTGGCTTATGGCAGCGGATGGTGAAGAGGTTAGCGCAGTTAACGCAGCAGTTAAGCTCAATAAGCTTTTACAAATCTCGGGTGGGGCTGTCTACTCTGATACCGGTGCTGTCGTTGAGTTTGATGTTAGTAATCGTCTACGTGTTATTGAAGAAGTAATATTAGAAGCAAGTCATAAAGTGCTTGTTTTTGTACCATTTACTCATACTATAGAACTACTAAAAACATATTTAAAAGGAGTAGGCATAACTTGTGAAGTAATTAATGGAAAAGTTCCTGTAAATAAACGCACAGAAATATTTAAATTGTTTCAAGAGCAGCACGATCCAAGAGTGTTAATAATTCAACCGCAAGCTGCTGCCCACGGGATAACACTAACAGCCGCAGACACTATTATTTGGTATGCTCCAGTGACGTCTATAGAGACTTACTTGCAAGCTAATGCACGCATAGATAGGCAAGGGCAGAAGAACGCAATGACTATTGTGCATATTAAGGGTAGTCCCGTAGAGACACGGCTCTATCAAATGTTGCAAAATAAACTTGAAGCACATGAAAAAATAGTTGACTTGTACAAACAAGAGATTAATAATAGTTGACAAAGTCAAATTATAGTTTTAATATGATTTAACTGGCAAAGACCAGCGTTTAACCTAAAGGAATTTTATATGGAACAAGAAGTCCAAGGCACCGCATCCGCTGAAAAACTTGTAGAAGTTTACATAAAGATACGTGATGCTTCAGAAGCTAACTATCGAAGCTACATGGATAAGAAGGCTGATTTAGAAGCACAGCTAGATGTTATTCAAGCAGAGCTGCTTGACATACTTAAAACTATTGATGCTACTAGTTTAAAAACCTCACACGGTTTGGCTAGGCGTAGTGTCAAACAACGTTATACAACCAATGACTGGGAGCGTTTCCACAAGTTTATTGTGGAGCACAATGCGCCTGAGTTACTGGAAAGAAGAATTCAACAAACCAATATGAAGCAGTTTTTGGAGGAGAATCCGGACTTGCATCCCGCCGGTTTAAATGTGGATAGCACATACGCAATCATTGTAACTAGGAGAAAATAATGAGCAACGTCGCTTTGTTTAACCAGCAATTACCTGACTACCTCAAAGAGGTAGAGATTGATGAAGTAACCCGTGCCTTAACGGGTGGTGGTACCGGTGTCAAACGTATTGCCCTTGGCAATAACAAGTTTATTTTGAAAGTAAACGGCGCCGAGATTTCTAAAAGCAACAGTAGCAAGATGGAGATTGTTATTGTTAATGCTTCCCCTAATGTATCTCGTACGTTCTACGCTAAAGCATGGGATCCAAAAGCTGATGCTGCCCCACCTGACTGCTGGTCTAATGATGGTGAGCGTCCTGACGCTTCTGTTAAAGAGCCACAAAGCCCAATGTGTATGAACTGCCCACAAGACATAGCTGGTTCCGGTCAAGGCAGCACCAAAGCATGCCGTAAAAACCGCCGTATTGCTGTGACTCTTGCCGCAGATTTAAACGGTGACGTGTACCAAATGACTTTACAGTCTAAGTCTATTTTCTATGACGCTAAAAAACCAGGCGATTTAGATCATATGCCGTTTGATCAGTATGTGCGTTATGTTGGCTCACAAGGTTACAACTTAAACACACTAGTAACTGAAATGCGTTTTGACGAGGACTCAACTGTAGGCAAACTGTTCTTCCGTCCAGTGCGGTTCCTTGAGAAGGATGAATGGGAAGTAGCCAAGAAGCAAGGCGAGACTAAGACTGCTAAGTCTGCAATCACAATGACTGTAGCTCAAGCCGACGGTATTAAAAAGCTAGAAGCTCCTGCAGCAAAAGTTGAAGCTGGAACAGTAGAAGTTGAAGTAATTGCTGAGCCAACTAAGCGTGCAGATAAAAAAGCTGCTGAGCCTGCTCCTAAGCGTGATCTTAAAGCCGTAATGGGTGACTGGTCTAATGACGACGCAGCATGAGTCTAAGAGGGTATAGCTTTCGTCTTGTAAAAGCCAACCAAGCTGCTGATTCCAAAAACATTGGGGTCCAGCTTGGGCGGTATTGTATTGCCAACGATATCCCAGTAGCAACCATTGCTAAAAAGTTAGGCGTAACCCGCATGACTATATACAACTGGTTTACTGGGGTTGGTTATCCAACTAAAGACAAAGTTAGGAAAATAGAAAAATTACTTACTAAATATAACTAATGGCAATCAGAGACCTATTGGTAGCAGTTTTGCCGCCCGAGGGAGAAGGCTGGTATTGCACAGTCGGCTTACGGCAAGAAGGCGATAAACCACCAAGACAAAACTTCTTTCAGACTTTGGCAGATGTCGAAGCTGAAGTGAATACGTTGGTAGCTGAGAAGTATGATGCCTATTTTGCATGTGCTAAGTATGAAGACCCTAAACAGGGACGCATCCAACCAAACGGCAATTTTATCAAAGCTTTTTGGATTGACGTTGACTGTGGGATAGGTAAGCCGTATGAAGATCAAGCTGCAGGACTTAGTGCTCTTAAAGAGTTCTGCCACAAGATTAAAATACCTTTACCAACCATTGTTAACTCAGGGCGGGGTATTCATGCCTACTGGAGATTACAGGAAGTAGTTGGTCGTAAAGAATGGAAGCCTGTAGCCGAGCGGTTAAAAGCACTATGCGAAGATCATGGCTTTGCAGCTGACCCGTCACGCACCGCAGATAACGCCTCAATACTGCGGATACCTGAAACATTTAACTTTAAGCAAGACCCACCACTTCCAGTAGAGTTACTAGCTGTATCTAAAGAATTGCCGTTTGAGGCTATTAAACAAAATATTGGTGTATTGATTGCACCTGATTGGATGCCACGTCAACTTAACGAAATGACTCAAGCATTACTGGGTAACAAACAAAGTCGGTTTAAAACTATCATGATTAAAACCATGAATGGACAAGGTTGCGCTCAGCTTGAAAACATTGCAGTAAACCAAGACACAATTGAAGAACCACTATGGAGAGCAGGTCTGTCAATAGCGGCAGTTTGCGTAGACAAAGATGAAGCAATTCACAGGATTTCACAAGGGCACCCTGAGTACTCGCCGGAGAACACCGAACGCAAGGCGAATCAAACCAAGGGACCCTATACGTGTCAAACCTTTGAAAAGCTCAATCCTTCAGGGTGTCAAGAGTGCCAGCACAAAGGCAAGATATCTTCTCCGATTCAGTTGGGTTCAGAGATTGCGGTTGCAGAAGAGAGCACTGTTGTCGAAACAACG